CAATCCGATACACGGATGGCACTATAACGGGGCTGCGTGATTTAAAGGGATTTGGGTATGACGGCGCGTGGGTAATGAGCGCAACGCGAGCCATAGGAGGGGAATTTCAGATACCTTTCGAATCACCGCCATTAAATATATCGGCTGTCGGGGTACAATTTTTGACCAACAGCCCATCCGGCGAGGTTCTCAACATCTATCGTAACCGTACATTAATCGCAACTGTGCAACATCCGGTGGATAGCATAATGACAAGCGGGGAAATAGTAACTATTCCGGTATCATTTGTGGCCTACCCCGGTGATTGGGTTTCCATCATGACTCCGGCAGCTACCGCTAACAACGTACAAATAACCGGGGCAGTCATAACTGATGACCCCGACTTCATAGGACTTAAACAGTGGGGATGCAGGCGAGTTAAAATTGACAGCGGTGTATGGACTGTCGATGATTTATCACTTGCTAACATCTATATATACCTACATCCAGAGCAACCATTCGCTCCCGCTCCGCTCAACCGTAGAAACTCCATGCTCATGAGGTAATAAATTATGGCAACTGAAGGAACACAATCATATCAGGCCAGCACGACGCTCGGGATTACGGTGTTGGGGCGGAACGGAACTGATGAAGTCTATGTCTCGGCCCCGATAGACCGGAAGATTGTTGCAAAGGGCAGTGACCCTACCGCTATCACGAGTGCCGATACTACGGCTCAACTCAACACGACTCCGTACACCACGGCATCGCGTTTGTTCGACTGTGAGCATTCGCCGTCGATGCGGGTGCATACGGAGTTTGATACTGCGGCAGACCGGACAGCCACTATCCAGTCCATCTATTACGATGCTTCCGGCAATGTGATAGGGCTTGGGGAGCAGACCTATACACTTGCCACCAAGAAGGTTGGCACAACAGTTTTGCTTGATGAGTCTACCGGGAAAGCCCTTGGCGGGGATTTTACTCTGGATGTTGCCGGGGCCTGTAAGGTCGGCTTCATTGTTCACGCGCTCAGTGGCGGCTCGCTCTACATCTTTGCGTATCCCATCTAAGGAGTTAGCTAATGGCTAAGGGATGGATGATACCGACTCTGTTTGCGGCCAGCGGGGGGACTACACTCACTGTCTCATTTGATATTAAGGCTATGGTGTCATCTTCACATTCTCTGGCACATGACGCCAAGCTTACGGCGCTACTCGACAAAACAATAATTCACGATGCCAAGTCATCCATCTTGCGAAGTGGCAGCGCAACACACGATACATCGGCGATTATTTCTTCGTCGCAGGCTTCCGTCACCTCTCACGATGCCAAAACAATCATAAACTCCCTCAAAAGTGTGGCACACGATACGAAGCTTGCGAAAGCCTCGCAGACTTCAATTGCGCACGATGCCGCTAGTCTAGTGTCCACGCTCAAGTCTGGGCAACACGACATGAGAGTTGACGTATCGGCTACGCTCGCAAAAGCCCTTGATTCCAAGCTTTCTGTCGCGGCTACAATCTCGGAGCTTTTTGACACTGCACTATCAGTTTCTGATGTGGTTCGCCTCACAACCACGCACGACGCGCGGATTTCCATAGCATCGACGCTGAAGACGATAGAGGACTTGAAAGCCTCAATCACTTCCCAGAGCCAATCATCAAGTTTCGACATCAAGGCTGCAATCTCCAAGTCGGCATCGCTGGGAATCGACACGAAGCTGAATGTCTCCACGGCAGCCTCCATGCTCGCCGATATGCTGATTGCCATTACGAATCAGAGCACGACGAGACACGACTCGCGACTCTCAATCACGACAATCTACTCGGCAAAGCACGATACCTACGTCGCAATCGTGCGCGATGGCGCGATAGCAAATGCCATTACCGCCGTATTCATGCTCGATGCCGAAACAATAGTGTTCGCTCTCCCGGCAGAAGAGAGAGTCTTCACGCTTCCGGCTATGCAAACCATAGGAGAGTGAAATGTCACTTCTACCAATTCAGAAACAGCCCAGCGAGGTAATTGTTGGAGTTGGCATCAACTTCAAGAAGCGCTTCGCCCGAGGCGAAACAATAATAATCGAATCTTGTCAAGTTATGTGCGATGACCCCAATCTCATCATCACCGGGGTAGGTGCAATTAACGACACAATTCTCGTGGCGACAATAGGTGGCGGCATCGATGGAGTGACGTACAAGGTTACATATCGTGCAGCCGGGTCCCTCGGCTCACTCAGAGAGGGAGAAATCTCCGTAGTCGTGGCAGAGGTGTAAGTCATGGAAATAGCAGATAAGGGTGGGACTGATTCCAATAGCTATGCGACAACCATAGAGGCCGATGACTTCTTTGACACACAGTATGGCAGCGAAGAGTGGGCTACGCTCGATGATGACACTAAGGCGAGACTCCTAATTACCGCAACTGGGATGATAGACGAGATACCCCTGAGATACGGGAAGCTCGACTCAGGGCAGGCGCTCAATTTCCCAGTAGCCAATACATCAAGCGTCTCTGACGATGGCTTCAATGAAGCGAAGAAGGCATGCCTCGCGCAGGCGATGTACCTTTTCGAGAATCAGGACGCCATCAAAGAGGCGATGCAGGGGAGTATCCAAGGTATCAGGAGCGAGATGCTTTCCAGAACGAAGAAGGTGGTTGCCGGCTTCAATCCACTGAAGAAGTGGTCGCCTAACACACTCAAGCTGCTTTCGAGATACAGCCAATTTGATGTATTCGCAAGAAGGGGATAACCCTTAATTACAGGAGGAAAGAATGGGAACTGCTGCAAATGTAAAGCTCGGCGTATGCAATGTGACTTTTGGCACCGTTGACCTTGGCTACACCAAGGGTGGCGTAAAGGTCAGCTACAGTGTCGACACGATTGAGAAGATTGTGGACCAAGAGGATGCGCCCATTGGGGAAATCATCTCCAAGCAAAACTTCGAGGTCAAGGTACCGATGGCCGAGTACGACCTTGCCAAACTGGAAGACCTCTTCCCCGGCGCAACTCTGGTCACTGATGGAGTTGACCCTACGAAGAAGAAGCTGGTGCTCTCCGGCTCCGCTGGAACTGACCTCTCTTCGCTTCAGCAAAAGCTGGTGATTGAGCCGGCCGGAGCAATCAACGACAATGAGAACATCACCCTGCATCACGCAGTGCCGAAGCTCACGATGGAGTTCGCCTTCGAGAAGGAGAACGTCCGTGTGTACGAAATCACCTTCCAGGCGCTGAAGGGTGTTGATGGCTGGGTTACGTTCGGAGATGCTACTGCGACCGCATAATCACTCCTCCCAGAAATAGCTGGGAGGCGCTCAAATTTCAATTCTGCTCGACTTTAAGGGAGGTGTAGCGATGCTACCCTCCCTGATTTTTTCTGAAAGGAATTCTGTCACATGGCTCCCAAAGTAATCAATCTCGATAAGTTCAAAACTTCCCAAATCGTAGTCATCGGAGATACCGAGTATACCATTGGCGCAATCACCATCGATATGTTCCTCAACGACTCCCTGGTTGCAAAGGTCGATAACCCGCAGGGAATCGACATCAAGACGCAAATTAAGAACACGATGGAGCTCATCGGGAGGATTTCCAACATTCCCAAGAAAGTCCTCTCCGGACTGCAACTCCCCGAGCTGACCGCACTTCTTCTGATTGCACAGGGTGTTGACCCCTCTGCGAAAGAGGAGGGGGAGAGCAAAGGCCCAAACGCCTAAAGAGCGTAGATTTCGGCTACATCGCTTCCAGTGTCATGAGGTTCTATTCAATCGGCTGGAAGGAATTCTACGCTTTGCCCATCTACACATTCTGGGAGCTATCAAAGAACATCGAGAGGATACGTGCAGAAGAAGACCTCCGCATGATGAGTGTTATTGGGTGTTGCTTCTCCTCCGAAAGCGGCTACGCGAAGGAGCTGGTCGATACGAGAGGCGATGTCATTGAGATTGAAGAAAATGTTTCTGGGGCTTTGGCTCGGCTGAAGGCTCTTATGGGTGGAGGATAATCGTGTCTATCATTGGTGGCGCTCTAAATCTGAACATCAGCCAATTCGTAAGTGGACTCAATCGAGCCAATGCCGCTACTGCATCATTCGTCTCTTCCTTCGGCGCTCAGATGCGCCAGATGTCCCAGCATGCGCGTCAGGCAGATAATGGCATCGGTAACATCACTAAGTCTCTCTCGACAATCGGAAAAGTGTATGGTCTTACTTTGGTTGCAGGAGCACTTTACGATATTGGTAAGGCTGCTACTGAGTCAGCGCAGAAGATGGAGAACTTCCAGTATCAGTACAAGGCTGTCTTTGGCTCTGGGGAAGCGGGTGCACGCGAATTCTCCCAGTTGACAGACTTCGTGAAGAAATTCGGTCTTGAGCTGGAAACGACAGCGGGAGCATACGCACGATTCTCTGCCGCCGCATCAGGCTCTGCCCTTCAGGGGCAGAAAGGTAGCGAGGTCTTCCAGAAGCTCACCTCTGGTATGCAGGGCATCGGCATGACCGCCGAACAACAGGGGCGCGTCTTTCTCCAAGTCCAGCAGATGCTCTCCACTGGCTCAGTAAAAGCTGAAGAGATGCGGGTTATCGCCGAGACGCTTCCAGCCGCCTACAGAAACATGGCGGATGCAATGGGAATGACCCTTGCCAAATTCAAAGAGGGGATGCGGAAAAGTACCATCGACGCTGACGAGGCGATGGAAAAGCTCTCTGACCTCATGTATAGCAAATACGGAAAAGTCGCTGAAGAGGTTGCGAAGAACTCGCTCAACGCCGCAATGAACAATGCAAAGACTGCGATGTTCGAGATGATGAGCTCCATCGGGACATTCATCAAACCCCTAGTCCAGTGGTTCTCCAAAGTCTTTGTATCTCTCTCGGGGTATATGAAATTCGCCCTCGCAACATTCGAGATGACATGGGCCAGGATTGTCATTAGGGTTGGCAGCTTTGTCGAGAGGATAGCGTATCGCCTCAATCCCGCCAATTGGTTGAAGAGTGGCGCTCAGATGGCGGTTGATGATGCGGCAAGGAAATCACTGGATGAAACTGCAATAAGACTCCAAGAGGAAGAAGTCGCCAAGAAGTACAAGCTCTATAAAGAGCCGGGGAAATCCTTTGAGGAGCTTCAGACCGAAAGGAAAGCGGCAGCAGAAGCAAAAGCGGAAAAGGAGCAGGAGCGCAGGGATGCAGAGGCAAAGAAGGCTGCCGAGAAGCGTGCAAGGGAGATAGCCGCACAAGCCAAATCCATCACGGAATGGCTCGATAAGCAAAAGGTCGCTTCGCAGGAGGCATTCGACGCAGCTCCCCTCAATGCCTATCAGCAAGCTATCGAAAAGGTGGATAAAACCTTCAAGGATTCGATGGTATCCAACAGAGAATTCTGGAATTCCGGTGGCAATGATGAACTGAAGAGTAAGTTCTACAAGCAGTGGGAAGACCAGAAGGAGCTCGCCGCCCAGACCTTCGAGACTGAGCAGTGGAAAGAGGCGGAAGATGCAATAGCGAAAGTAAACGCCGAACTTCTGGAGCTCTCCGATGGCGACGAGATGACTCGTCTCGAAAGACGCCTCGCTGCTATCCCAGCGAGAGCCAATCAGGAGTTCAAGAAGCTTTGGGAAAGCATTTCTAATGATGGTCCGCCAGCACTTGACAAACTCAACAAGTATCTGAAGGTGAGGGATGAGTTTATCTCGGGCTTGAGCAATAAGGCAACTGGCGAGGTCTTCTCCGAGCTGTCTGGTGGTGTAAACTCGAAAATCAAGGAAATCACCGATGCCTTCAATCGGGCGATTAGTGGCGGTTCTGAGGATTCCAGCTCACTGGGTCAGCGCATCAAGAAGTCGAATGATGACTACTCCAGATACCTGAGTGAAATCATCCCGAAGCTTCAGGTGATTGCAGATGGCAATTCCAGCAGTGCAAAAGGGGCGGGTGAGCTAATTGACAAGCTAAAAACGCTCGATGGTCAAGCTGGGATGACCACTCTTCTCGACAACATGAATAAGTTGGGCGAGCAGATTCAAAATAATAACGATGAGCTTGAGAGAACTATAGAACTACTCAGCAGGCCGCAATTCAGTAAAATGACTGGGAACGACCCATACCTCAAAACGCTAATGGGGGCAATCGCCCCGCAGTTTGAGCGGCAAGATATTGAGGATGGCATCTATGGCAAATATTCAAAACAATTCGATGACATTGAGCAACAAATGGGTGTTGCGGGAATTTCCGATGAGAACTACAACATCCTCGTAGACCAATGGAATGAATTGGTAGATATGGCAGATAAAGAGGTGGAGCTCAAAATCAAAGCAACTGGCTTTGAGAATGTTCAGGGTGTAGTTGGTCAATTCACCCAGACGCTACAGGGTCCACTCACTGACGCAATCATGAAGTATTCTGAAACTGGAAAGGTTAGCTTTGGCGAATTGGCCAAAAGCTTCCTGAAGTCAATCCAAACAACATCGGCGGCACTTACATCACAACTCCTAGCGTATGCAGCATTTGCAGGAATAATGGCGGCAGTATCCTCTGTGTCAAGTTTAGTTCCGGCAATGGCAACTGTTTTGGGGACTCCGGTATCGTGGGGCAATGCCGCTGCCATGGCACTTGCTGGCGCTGCCGCAATGGGCGCACTTACAGTAAGTGCAGGTCTTATCTCTGGTATGGCGCACGATGGCATCTCCTCTGTCCCAGAGGACGGAACATGGCTGCTCCAAAAGGGGGAGCGCGTCGTTGATGAGCGCACCAATAGGGATTTGAAGGAATATCTCAAGAATGGCAGCAGGGGGAGTAGCATCATCAATATGCCAGTGACAATCAATGGCGGCGATGAGCAGAGTGTAATAAAAGCACTACCGCAACTCAAAGAGGCAATCCTCGACGCCATTAATAGCGACATCAGGGATGGGGGGCGAACTAGAAATACCATCCGGACGTATGCAACATAACATCATGGGGCGGCTAGAAATAGCCGCCCTTTCTTATTGGAGGAAAGATGGACTCCCTTCCCGTATCGCTCAAGCCAGACGTGATTAAGCGTAAAAAAACAAAATTCAATACCACCACAAAAGTGTTTGAGAATGGGCGCGAGCAACGATTCATCAACTGGAAAACTGGGAAGAAAAGATACGAATTGAGCTGGAATGTGATTGATGCCACGAAGCTCGCTGAACTCGACACATTCTTTTCAAATCAGGGCGGTATGGCGAAGCAGTGGTTATTTGCCGATACGCGCATCGGTGGCACCAGATATGTGCGCTTCGATTCAGATGAGCTTACCGTTGAGCCGATAAATGCTCAATTTTTCAATGTCTCCATAGAGGTGATGGAATGCTGACACTCTCAAACGAAGCGCTCGTAGCAATCAATAACTCGACAATCGAGACGCTCAAACTTTACAAAATTGAATATCAAGAGACTGTAGGTGGCCCATCGCTCTATCTCTATCTCACCGATTACTCTGAAGATATTCATTATGTCGCGGGCGATGGTCAGCTCTACATTTCCAGCACGGTCAAAAGTGGCGACCTGACACAGAGTAGTGATGGGAAGGTAGCTCGCACAGTCCTATCAATTGGCAATATCGATGAAGAGCGAGTCATCCAGCGATATCTCGAAGATTATGTTGTTATTGGAAACAAAGCTACAATTTCACAATTCTTTGTAGATGTCGAAACTGGACTTCTTATCAATTCCCCAATTTCAACCACATTTAAGATTGCCGGAGCGAAGGCGAACAAGGGGCAGGTTGATTTCGACCTCTCCATTGGCTTCGACTTTCTGAAGTCCACAATCCCTAATCGTAAGGTTTACGGCAAGTATTGCCGGTGGAAGACATTTAAGGGTTCTGAGTGTAAATACGCCGGGGCAGACACAACATGCGAGAAGACTTTTGATGATTGTAGAGCGAAGGGGAATATCGTCAATTTCGGAGGCTTCCCAGCAGTCATCAACCAGCGATTTTACGTCTAGGACTTCGACATGAAGAAATATCATTCAATCCCATACGCTACTGGCGGAAGGAGCTTCGCTGGCGCTGATTGCTACGGCCTTGTAATCCTTTATTTCCGTGAAGAGCTGGGGATTCAGCTTGCCGATTATACCTATGAAAACACCAAGGATGTTGGCTCAAGAAATATGCTACTTGGCAATTGCGATGCTGAGTTTATAGAAGTCCCACTGAAAGATGCAATCAAAAACGACTTGGTCTTCTTTGAGCTTCCCGATTATGGCATTGCTCACTGCGGAGTGATGGTGAATGACAGGAATGTTATGCAAATCACAGAGCATCATGGTTGTACCATCACAAAACTGTCGCGATACGGAAATGTCCACTCAATACATCGGCACAAGGAGTTGTGTTAATGATAATTAAATACATGCCAAACATCTTCAGCAAGACTGGTCGGCTGGAGTTTAGATATGGGGGCGACTTAAAATCCGTTGGTGATATCTTTCGTGACAAATTCAAGGCTCCCGAGCGTGGCTTCTACTGTATTGTGGGTGGGTCGCGTGTTGACTGGGATTACGTGCCGGAGCCAGAAGATGAGGTGATGTTTATCCGGCGCGTTGCTGGCGGCGGCGGCTTCTTTAACCCTTTGAGAATCATATTCCATGTTGTCACTGGCGGCATGTTTATTAGCTTTGACCTCGTGCAAGTGGGGATGACTGCCATAATGATGGCGCAAATGCCCAAGATTGGTGGTGGCTCCTCAGATTCCCCTACATACGGCTGGGATAGAATTGGAAACACCATTGGAGAGGGCAACATCATCCCAGTGCTCTACGGAGAGCATCGTGTTGGTGGAGTTGTTCTCGAAGCCTTCACTGAATCTGCCGGAACAAATGGTAAAGATAAATACCTCAACGTCCTTCTTGGTTTGAGCGAAGGTGAAATTCATGGAATTGATACTGCCACAATCAACATCGCAAACAATGATGTATCAACTTACGGCAGTGATATTCAAACTTGGACAACACTTGGAACAAACAATCAGTCTCCGCTTGATAATTTCTCCAAGGTGCATCGTCAATATGGCATTTCTGGCGTAAACCTCATATACAATCAACCATACATCTACAAAACCTTCGGACAATGCAACTCAGCCGACCTTACAGTGTCATTCCCCTACGGACTTATGCGGCTGAATGATGAAGGTAAGATGAAGACCCTGTCAGTAAGCTTCACAGTGCAATACGCCCACGAATCTACGCCAACAGAGTGGTCTTCTGCCACTACATTCACGGTAAGCGCTAGGTCTAAGTCGGCAGTGGAGCATATCCATACTGTAACATTCCCCACTGTGGGTCGCTACTACATCAAGATTAATCGGACGACAGGAGAGCATACTGGAGCCTCGTACACCTCCAACTCCACATTATCAAGCATCATTGAGGTAGAAAAGGCGTCATTGGGGTATCCCTATACGGCACTTCTCGGCCTGAGAATTAAGGCGACTGATAAGATATCCGGAGCAATGCCGGATATCAATGTAATATGTCAAGGTCGCATTCTCCAAGATGTTCGTGGTTACACAGCCTCACTGGAAAATTCCAGCAACCCAGCAAACATAATTTACGACCTTCTCACCTCATGTCGCTATGGTTTGGGCGACTACATACTCCCCGAACAGATTGATATAGAAACCTTTCAAGATTTTGCTGATTGGTGTGATGAGATTGTCGATTATGTAGAGCGCGACCCAATGACCGGACAAGACGTGACCAAACAGCAGAAACGTTACGTCATAAACTTCTATCTTGATACCGAAGGAAAAGCAGAAGAGACAATCTCCAAGATTCTCAGCATGTGTCGAGCCGGAATGTATTGGTCTG